GCTAAGGCGGTTCCTTCAAAAGCTAGAACGTCCAGGGGCGGAAGTCGAAAGCGTTGGTCACGCAAGTACAAAGACAATCCAGCGTTCCAAAATGATTCTCGGGACCATTTTAGCCATAAGGTTTTGCGAAGTGGATTGGCGGTTTATGTCGGTGCTACATATCCGCAGGGGAACAAGCAGCAGTTTGTCATGCCGATCAAGCGAGGGCCAAGCTATCAGCGATTCCTATGGGGCAAGCCCGGCCAGCAAGTACAGCGAGTCAGCAAGCGAGGCAAGGCCTACACCACGATCGTTAATACAAAACCTCAAACGGCCAACTTTCCGATCCATGACAGGGCAACCGTAAGAGGTTACGATCTTGCGAAAACACAAGCAGAGCAGGCTTTCCTAAGTCAGTTGCAAAAAGAGATAAGGAGTCTCAAACTTGGCTAAAAATCTACAGCTAACCCAATCGGTCACAATCGCATCTAGCGGTACGACATCCACGGCGATAACGATTGAGGGAGGGCGGACGGTGCTTGCGATTAGGACACCGGCAAGCCTTGATGGCACAGCGTTCACGTTTCAAGCTTCTGACGATGGCGACAACTTCTATAATCTTTACAACGGTGGGACGCAATACAGCGTGAATGTTGGGACGTCTCGGTACGTTGCATTGAGTCCGGACGTTATGTTCGGCGTGCGACACCTAAAGATTGTCAGCGGGTCAACTGAGACGGCTTCGAGGTCAATCAAAGTGATAAGTGGTGAGGTGTAAATGTCGGCGATCGGTGAGGCGCTCAGGACGAAGCTTTTGACTTATTCGACGGTCTCAACGTTGGTGGGCCAGCGAATGTACCCGGATTCGCTCGTCCAGAATGCTACCTTGCCCGCGATCGTTTATTACGTCACTTCGACACAAAGAGCCCATGCGATTTCAGGCGTCACAAAGTTCGCATCAGCTCGAATCACGCTTGATTGTTTTGCACTCACCCGAACAGCGGCTAGTTCGATCAGCAAAGCGATTCGCGAAACCGGAATCGATGCGTTTCGCGGAGTGGTGAGTGGCTACACTTTTTGCGGAATCGATTTTGATTCAGCGGACGAATATCTAAATGACACTCCAACCGATGGCAATCAGGAGCATCGGTATTTGGTTAGTTTTGACCTCCTGGTGCACTATAAGGAGCCCTAGAAATGGCTGCATTGACTGTACCCGATACCGGACTTGGAGCGACCATTTCCGGGACTGGATTAGTGACGACTGCGATTAGCCGGATCGGCGAAATGACAATCTCGGTCGATCAACTGGACATTACCGATTTGTCGGTGACTGGATTTGAGCTTTTGAGGCCTTCGGACTTGCGCAAGAATCCTGAGGTTGAAATTGAATTCTTTTGGCTCGGTGCGGCAGTGCCATTTACCACTGAAATGATTCCATCGACAGAGCCTTACGCTGGAATCTCCGTAGCGATTACCTTGCCGGGTGCTGGATCATTCCAGGGGACCGCTTTTGTCAAGTCGGTCAAAACTCCGGTGCTTGAAAAGGGAACGATCATGAAGGGGAGCTATACCCTTCAATTCGACGGAGCAACTGAAATCACTTTCACACCAGGCTAGCGAGGGATCATGTTTACTTTAGTGCGTCAAAAGGGTCATTCGGTAGATGGCAAAACCAAGGATTTAAGTCAATTCCAGATCGGTTTTGATGGCGTCTTGGTTGGCTATCTACCCTTCGGCGAGACGGTGCAGATACAGCCTTTGTTTAACTTTCCGCATGACGAATTGAACGCGGATGCATTAGCCTCAATTGCGTTGCAAGCTGCGGAGGTGCAAGGTCATTCGGTCGATGTGGTCAAGCCCGAGGAACACTCTCGAAGGTTTTACAAAGACGCCTTAGCGGCTATGGAGGCTGACAGCGATGAGTAGTTTGGAAGATGAGTTTTTCGCGCTTGTCGAAAGGCCGCTAAATACCAAGGAGGTGCTTGTCAATGGCAAGGCTTACATCTTGACCGAGTTATCCGAAGGCGACGCGGCAGAGATGGAAGTCGCAATGCAATCAGGCGGCAAGTACGATTTTTCGCGGCATCGTCGCTTGATGGTTGCTTATTGCCTTAGAGACCAAGAGGGAAACCGCGTTATCAGCGATCCCGAACGGCTCAGGGGCGTGGCCAAGCAGATCGTCGGCAAGCTCTACGAAGATTGCTTGGCGTTGTCCTCGTATGACGCCAAAGAGGTCGAGGACTTGGTAAAAAAATCAGAGCCAGCCCAAGGCTAAAAGTGGCCTTTCGGCTGGCATTGGCTTTTGGAATCGCGGATCCGCTTCGGTGGGTTCGCTCGATTCCAGCGGGACAGCTCAATCAATGGGTGGCTTGGGACAGAGTGGAACCAATGGGCGAGGCTTGGCTACAGACTGCGACACTTGCCCAGGCGGCTCACTTGGATCTATTCGTTCGTGCAGGGCGCGAATGCCCGGAGATTGAGGACTTTATGCCAATTCGCTACGCACGAAAGAAGGTTTCTGCGGGTTCGATTTTGCGATCAGCGGGCAAGGCGTCAAAAGCGATGGCAGGTCAGTTAAAAACGATGTTTGGGTTCGGAGGTAAATAGCATGGCTCAAACGATCAATCTGGCGAATATCAAGATCGGGCTGAATGTCGATGAACTGAAGAAAAACGGCATGTTTACCCGTGGCGAACTTTCTTCGATTACTCGGTTGGCTAAAGAATCAATCGATCCTTTTGATCGATACGCCACAGAGATGGAAAAGTTGCAGCGTGCATACTCGGTGGGGGGCATCAGTGCAGAGCGATTTGCATCGATCCAGGAAATGCTTTCCAAAAAGCTCGGTGTTTCCATCCCATTGCAAAACGTGACGGCTTACACGCAAGCTATCGAGCAACTTCGGATCAAGGTTGCAAACGGCTCGATGACAACGGATCAATTCCGCATCGAGCAGAGACGATTGCAGGATCAGATGGGACAGACCACCAAAGAGGCGAAGCAACAGTCTTTTGTTGTCAGCAATCAGCAGTCTGCCATAACCGCGATTCGCAACATGGCAATGGCTTACGTTGGCTTAAATGCTGCAATGCAAGGCGTAAGGTCGTCGATAAGAATCGCGGCTGAAATGGAGCAAAGCAAAGTTGCGTTTTCGGTTATGACGGGATCAGCAGAGCAAGCAACAAAGATGCTTCAGGACTTCCGAGAATTGGACGTGCAAAGCCCAATCAACTTTGCCGACTTCGCACGGGCAGGGAAAACTATGCTGCAATTCGGCGTGAGTGCTGAAGCGATAAGGCCAACGCTTGATAGGCTCTCAGCGGTATCGCTTGGCAATTCAGAGCGATTCCAATCGTTGGCGTTGGCGTTTGGGCAAGTGCAAGCGGCTGGGCGTCTAATGGGGCAGGAGGTTCTTCAGTTCGTCAATGCTGGTTTCAATCCATTGCAAGAAATTAGCCGAACGACGGGCATCTCGATGGTTGAACTTAAGAAGCGAATGGAGGAGGGCGGCATTAGTGCCCAAATGGTTGCCAAGGCGTTTGAGACGGCAACTACTGAGGGTGGAAGGTTTGCAGGAATGAACCAACAGCTTGAAGCAACGATGGCAGGACAATTCGCCAAACTGGATTCCGAAATTAAGTCGGCATCGATCACGCTCGGGAATTCAATGATCCCGTTGGTTCGTGAACTGACGGGATTACTAAAGGATTTTGCAGCGGGTGCCAACACGGAGGAAAAAAGTATTGGCGGCGGGATTGCGTTTAACGCCAAAAAGTTTTCCGAGGGCTTTGGGTTCATCGTTGCGACGCTACGCGGCAAGGGCGGCGAATACCTCGATTCGCTTGACGATCTTGAGGAGGCTGAATTAGACGCAGCAGCGGCGGCCATGCGAGCATCCAAGCAAAAAGCCGATGCAAAGGCCAAAGAGAACGAGCAGGCTAAGCAGATGGCCATGGAGGCGGCACAGCGGGCACAGGCTGAGAAAACCAGGCTTGCCGAAATGGAAAAGACGATTGCACTCAATAAAGAGGTCGGCCAGTCAATGTGGTCTTTGCGTGAGGAATTCGACAAGTTAACACTTGGCGAGCAGTCAGCGATTGAAGCAAAACAGCGGCATCAAAAGTGGACCGAAAACGACATTGCGATGTATCGCAAATTAAAGGATCAAGTCGAGCAAGCCCGCAAGGCCAAAGAGATGGAAGCGGAGGCCAGCAAGCTCAAAGAGGAATTGCAGACGCCTCAAGAGAAGCTTGGCAAGGAACTCCAAAGACTCGAAGCACTCAAGGCAATGGGGCCGGATAAGGGTATCAATCAACAGCAGTTTGACGCTCTATCCATGAGAGCAGCGGAGCGGTTTTCATCCAAGGAGGATCTTGCAAAAAACATTGCTCCGGCGATCAAGGCGGGAACTAAAGAGGCTTATCAGTTTTTGCAGCGTGAAAATGCTCAAGCCAAGGAAAAAGCAGAGCAAAAAAAGATGCAAGAGGAACTGCTCAAGGAAGCACGCAAGGCAAATGAGTTGGCTCAAAACGCTCCGAGATTGGCACTAGCGAGGTAATAATGGAACCTTTAGATGTTGCAACTTGGGTACTCAGAAAAATCTTGATAGCGATTGGATGTGGATACCTCGGTTATTTGTTTGGCATTTGGTCCCAAAGAAAATCAAAGCTGAAGGAGGCCAGGTAGATGGCAAACGAATTAGTAGGTGCAGAACTTCGCAAGGGATCAGGTTTTGCCCGCAAGGGCCAAGGCTTCCAACTCATCATCGGTGAGACGTGGAACTACCGAGTTAAGACCGATCAAGTGACTAGCGATCGACTGGACGTCCTGTACAACACTCCAGGGCTACCAAGGGCTGGTTTGCTGTACGGAAATCTAGGCTTAGTCTGCGATGAGGTATCATGCGAGCGCGACGAAAAACACGCGTTGTATTGGAACGTTACGGCAAGGTTTCAAACAGGCAGTGAGGAGCAAAAGCAAAACGAGGAGCAGAATCCAGACCCAACAACATGGATTCCAATCTTTCGAATCGATTCGTTTACCACCAAAGAAAAGATCCTTTCGAAGGATCGATCGACTCCGGCTAAATATCCGGTTAACTCAGCGGGCACGCCATTCGATCAACCGTTGACTCAGACGAGCTCTCTTTGCCAATTCTCATTCGTTCAATTTGAGGATGCTGGGCTTAAGCTCAAAGACTTCTTGGATCGAAACGATACGGTTAACGATGCGACATTTGACGCGATCGGTCAGACATTCGCGGCTAGGACGATGCTCCTCGAAGTGCAGGAGGCTGAACTAGGCTCCTACGCGGGCTATTTGGCGTGGCGGGTCAAATATAAAGTGACGT